GTTACAGCTACCATGGTGCCCGCATTGCGTATGCTCAAATCACACAAAAACGCGTGTCTGCCACAATCCTGTCAAGGCCTGCACCCCTCTCACAAGTCGTTGTGCCGCAGCGACATGCACTCGGTGCTTTGCAGCAATGAAAAGAAAATGCGAGGGCCCATGTGCCTCGCCTCGCGCGCGGATACACACGAACGGTAGGCCATGACGAACGCCCTGGAAGCGGTACAGACGAACGACGAGAGCGGCCGCGGACCGCTCGCAGGCCTGCCACGTGGCCGCACACGGCAAGCGATCGATCTCATGGTGTTCCAAGGTCTGCCGCGCGACATGGCAGCGGCACAATGCGGCCTAAAGCCGAAAAGCTTAACAAACGCCATGGCTTTGCCGAGCGTCAAGCAATACTACGCGGCCCAATTGCAGGTGCTACGTGATGGTGAACGCGCGCGCAACATACATCGCCTCGTCGCCATCCGTGACGCTGCGGACAACATGCCTGCGGTGAATGCCATCAAGGCGCTCGAGCAAATCGACGACGAGGCGCGCAGCACTCAGGCAATGCAGCGTGCACCCGGCCTGCAGATAGTCGTTGTCGCTGCGCCGCAAGCATTACCTGCACAGCCGCCCGTGATCGAACACAACGCAGAGCGCACGAACACATAGCGCAAACATGTGTTCACGACGCGAGGAAAGCGCTGCGCTGCAGGCGCAACGTGATCACGCATAGGATGCTGGCGCTGCCCTATGGGCACACGAGCGGCGCCCATGGGCCCTCCCACACACGCGCGCGCGTGAGGCCACCCGGGGGGAAAATCCGGGCCGCAGGACAGGCGCTGGTGCTCCACCCACGCGATTGTCCTGAATTTTGTTCAGGCCCGAACACCGGGCCCACCCACGCGATACTCCTGTTATAGTTTGGGCCCGGTATATTTCTGGGCCTCAGAGTTTTTGGCTTTTGGTGAAAGCTGTGCGATGTCCGTCATCATCAAAGTCCCAGGGAGGCCACCATGGCCGAGGGCAAGAACGTCGATCATTGCGGCGACTGCAGGTTCTGGCTGGAGAAGCAGGAGCCGGTCGGGGTGTGCCGGAGGTTTCCGCCGGCGACGATTAGTGCGGCTGGACATCCGAGCTGGGTGGTGACGCGCCACGAGGACTGGTGCGGCGAGTTTCAGAACCCGCCCGTGGAGCCGCCGCCGGAGAAGGCGAAGTCAAAGTGACGTTTAAGGTTGGCGATCAAGTCACCAAGCGTGACGGTTACAAGTGGCCGGGCGAGGTGCGCGCCGTGTTCACCACCAAGGGCGGCAAGACCCGCGTGGTGGTCGAGTGCACCGTGCGCGAGGTCACCGGCGCGCTGCACATCTTCGCGCCCGAGCAGCTCAAGGGTGAGGAGAAGGAATGATGCGCAAGCGCGGTCCGCTGGAGTGGCAGGCGATGGAGACGCTGCTCGCGGTGACCGCGCTCGGGAGGGCGGCCGATGCGATCGAGGGCGAGCAGGCCAGGAAGGTCGAGGGCGCCTGTTTCGGGTTCCTGCTGGAGATCAACGACATTTTTAAGCTTGGTATGCCCGGGGTAGGCGACAAGGAGGCTGCCGATGGCGAGCCATGAGCGGTCGGCCGCAGGACGGAGCGGAAAACATGAAAGTCACCCATGAGGAAGCGCGGTATCGCGGCGGGCTGCTCGGGCGACGCTGCGGCAACTGCGCGATGTTCCGCGACCTGGACATGGCGGTTCACGTGGGCGGGCAGAGCGCTGCGGCGCTGCCGGACAAGGGCCAGGGCCGCGATGAATATGATGAGCGGTCGGCGGATGCCGGAGCGGAAAGAAATGAACCGCCGCCCTCGTGCACCGTGGTGGCGAGCCCGATCGCGCCGCGCGACCTATGTGATTATTTCCAGGAGCTGAGTTGAAGAGACCGCAGGTGACGCGCCCGGGCTACCGCTGGGAATACCGCGACGGCTGCCGTTGCGAGAAGTGTCCGTGGCGGCTGGCGCCTGGCGGCTGCCGCGGCGAGGACTGGCCGCATTGGATCGAAGTCAATGATCACGATCTTCGACGGCATCCCTGACATTTTTGTCGAGCGCTACGACGCCCAGTTCTGCCAATGGGCGCAGGAGTTCAGAAGCCGCGGACGCAAGGTCGCCATCGTGTTCGACGTGCTGCCCGGCCAGGTGCCGACGATGGACGTCGAGGAGCGCCTGACGTGGTCGGGCGCCTGGCTCACCGCCGACGTCGAGCCGTTCCGCGGCCGCCAGGCGATGGTGATCCGGCCGGCCTCCGACTGGGACAAGAACCTGATCGAGATGCACTGCTGGAACCTCAAGAGGGTGATGTTATCGTGAGTTCGATTGAGGATCGCGTCTCGTACTTTCGCCACGCCGAGCATTGCCACCGCGGCTGCCAGATGCGCGACCTCAAGGACCTCGTCATCGATATGTGGCGGGAATTGCGCCACCTGCGGGCTGGCCCGGTGGCTCTGCTTGAGCGTAGGATCGCCGACCAGGTGCATGTCAATGGCGAGCAGGCGGCGACCATCCGCTCGCAGATTGCGATCATCCAGCGGCTGCAGTACCGCCTCGATCACCGGGAGAGGGTATGATGGCAGGCTCCGACACGATCCTCGTTATGTGGACGGTCTACGACCACCCGACCGACTATCCGGAGTGGTTCGTGGCGCGCAAGTTCGAGATCACCAAGCAGGGCCCGGTGACCGGCGACAGCGTGATCTTGGCGACGACGCTCGCAGAGGCGCGCGACATGATTTACCTGATGGACCCCAACGCCAGCTCCTGCCTGCCGCGCTACGACAACGATCACCCGAATGTCGTCGAGACGTGGCTGTAGGCGCATGCCAGAGCGGAAAGGAGAACGCCATGCCGCTGAAAAAGGGATCATCGCGGGCGACGATCTCGTCCAACATCAAGGCCGAGAAGGCCGCCGGCCGGCCGCAGAAGCAGGCGGTGGCGATCGCGCTGTCGACGGCGGGTAAATCGAAGGCCAAGAAGAAGCGAAGCCGGTGACCCTCAAGGTCGTCGACCTCAAGGTCAATGAGGACCCTCAAGAGGTCATTGAGGGCCTCGAAGACCTGCTGCGGCGCGCCAAGGCCGGCGAGATCGAAAGCTACGTGGCGGTCATCATCCGCGCTTCCGACGGCGCCTTCATGACGCGGGTGAGCGGCCATAAGAACAAGCTCAGGATGGCGGGCGCGCTGGCGTTTGCGATGCACGACTTCGTCACCGGCGGCCACGATGAGTGAGCGGGGATGAGCGGACAATTTACTCTGCGCGGCGGCACCAAGGTCACCGAGTTCTGCCTCGGTAACGGGTTCTTCGACATCATCCAGGGCCCGCTGGGCTCCGGCAAGACGCAGGCCCTGGTCGCTCGCGTCATGCGCCACATCCAGGAGCAGAAAGTCTCGCGCATCACCGGCCGGCGGATGAGCCGGTGGGGCATCGTGCGCAACACCTATCCCGAGCTGCGCAACACCACGATCAAGACCTGGCTGGAGCCGACCTTGGTTCCCGAAGAAATCTATGGCCGGCTCAACTGGTCGCCGCCGCCGACCCATCGCCTGCGCTTCGCCGATGTCGATGCCGAGGTGATCTTCCTCGCCCTCGACAAGCCCGACGACTACAACAAGCTGCGCTCGTTCGAGTTCACCGGCATCGCCTGGAACGAGCTGTCGTTCATTCCGAAAGCCCTGGTCGACGAGGCGACCGGACGCCTGCGCTATCCCGGCCGCGCCCATGGTGGCTCCGAATGGCACGGCATGATCGCCGACACCAACGCGCCCGACGAGGATCACTGGCTCGCCATCATGACCGGTCAGGTGCCGATGCCGCCCGACCTCTCCGAGGACGAGCAGCGCGAGTACGAATGGCCGGAGGGCTGGAATTTCTTCTGCCAGCCGCCGGCGGTGCTCGAAGAGCGTGACGCCCGCGGCCAGATCACCGGCTACAAGGTCAACCCGGGCGCCGAGAACCTGGAGAACCTGCGGTCGAAGTATTATCCGCAGGCGCTCAAGTCGAAATCGAAACCGTGGATCGACTCGCGGCTGCGCAACGTCGTTGCCCTGGTGGTCGACGGCTCGCCGGTGTGGCCGCAGTTCTCGGTCGACAGCCATGTCGCCGCCGGACCGCTGCGCCCGGTGCCGAGCTGGCCGGTCACCGTCGGTCTCGACTTCGGCCGCCAGCCGGCGGCGATCTTCATGCAGATGATCGGCGAGCGGGTGTTCGTGCAGTACGAGCTGCTCGGCTTCAACGAGGGCGCCGTCACCTTCGCGCCCAAGGTGAAGCGGTTTCTGGAGACCCACTATCTCGGCATGGAAGTGCAGCTGTTCGGCGATCCCAAGGGCCAGGACGCCGGTCAGGCCGACGAGCGCACCGCCTACGACGTGTTTGCCGCCCACGGCATGACGGTGACGCCGTCGGGGCCGATGAACCCCAAGAAGATGATCGCGATCCGGGTCGACGCGGTCACCCACCTGCTGATGCGGATGTACGACGGCCGGCCGTGCTTCGTGCTCTCGCCGCTGTGCCGGACCCTCAAGCTGGCGATGGCCGGCCGCTATCACCTGGTGCGCGAGGAGGACGGCGAGCTGCGCCCCAACAAGGACAAGTATTCGCATCCGTCCGACGCCCTGCAGTACGGCGTGCTCGGTGTCGGCGAGGGCGCCCGCATGATCGGGCTCACCGCGGCGATGGCGGCAAAGCCGGTCCAGGTCTATCACCGGCGCTCGCTGCGCAGGATCAGCGCGTGAGATGGGCCGGCCGCTGCCGCTCGACGTGATCGGCGCGCCCACTCGCTGGCTGGTGGTGTTTGACCGCGAGGCGTCGTCATGGTGGGCGAGCCTCGTCGCGTTCGGCTATTACAAGCATGTCCGCGCCATCGGCCATGTCTACGACCTCGACGCCTGGCTGTTCTACGACGTTCAGTTCGGCGGCACGATCCTGCAGATCGCCCGCGGTGACGGTGCCCGGCGGTTGATGGCGGAATGGGCGGCTGGCGCCGACGTCCTGGCGTATCCAACGATATGTTTGACGATAGATGGACACTCAAAGCCAAAAAAACTGTTTTGGTGTCCATTGACTTTTTTCCGTCCGTTGCTGTGCACCACCGCGGTCGCTCATCTGCTCGGCCTACCTGGTGCTTTGCTACTAAGGCCGGACGCTCTCTACCGTGCCTGCATTAAAAACGGCGCGACGAGGGTCGGTCATGAAGGCCAGAAATGTGCTGCCGCCAGCCCTGGTGAGAGAACTGTTCGACTATGATCCGGCGACCGGAATACTTACTTGGAAAGTCCTCGCCGCAAAGAAGACCAGAGTAGGCAATCGGGCGGGTTGCGCCACTTGGACCGGTAGAGAAAAGAAGCGCCACAGCCGCTTTGTGGGGTTCCGCGGGAAAAAATACGCCGAGCATACGTTGATCTGGATATGGATGACCGGCACCGTCCCGTCCGAAGAGATCGACCATAAAAATCGCATCTCAGACGACAATCGCTGGCACAATCTGCGATCCGCCACCCGGTCGCAAAATCAGGCCAATACTGGCCCATACCGAAATTGCAGGAGCGGCGTTCGGGGCGTCCATTTCATCCCGTCGGGAACGGACGGGAGAAGGACCGGAACGTGGCGGGCAATGATCACCAAGGACGGCAAAGCCCGCCATCTCGGCTATTTTACCGAGCGCTGGCAAGCTCAGGAGGCATGGCAGCGGGCGGCCGCGGAAGCCCATGGAATATTTGCGGCGGCCTGAGCGGGTGCTTTGCAGAAAAAAGGGTTCTACCGGCAATGTCTCGCCCACGGAGCTTATCCCGTGGGAGACGCGCGCCATGGCCCTGATCATCATCACCATCAACGACCCTGCGATGCCGTCGAAGGCGGCTGAGGTCGCCTATATCGATCGCTGCCTTGCCACAGTGAAGACGGAGATCGGCCGCGGCAACGGCAACATCAACACCGGCAATATCATCAGCTACAACAACGCCGGCGTCCCCAACTCGACCCTCGGCACCTGGACCTACGTGTCATCGGCCTCGCGGCCGTAGGGGGCACCCAATGGGAGCCCCCAAGGCACAGCAGCCGCCGACCGACCCGATGCTCGACCAGCTGACGCAGACGGCGCAGCGTCAGCAGCAGGTCGCGATGCAGGGTGAAGCCGCCGGCGACACCGCCTCGCTGATGGCGCGCTACGGCGCCCGTCTCGCGCTCGGCAGCGCCGGCAGCTTCGGTCGCGCTCCTGCGATGGCCGGCTTCGGGTCGACGAGGCCAGCATGAATGCGCTTGTCGACCCGATCGCGTTCGCTCGCGACAATCCGCTGGAGGAGGAGTCGCTCTCCAAGCTCGCCGCGGCGCGGACCTGGAAATCGTATTTCGAGCTTGACCTGCGCGAGATGTATTTTTTGACCGCGCCGCACCGGCAGCGGCAGATTTCGTCGATGACGGCGCCTGGCACCATTCGCTGGATGGACTACCCCGAACTCAACACCTCGCTCGGCTTCGACTTGTGCGGCGAGTTCGTCACTGAGATCGTCAACACCTTCATGCCGGAGGCGCAGCCGTGGTGCCAGCGCTCCAAAGGCATGTTCGTGCCGCTGGAAGTGTGGGAGCAGGTCGCCGACCAGGTGCGCACCGATGACCTGGCGATCTTTGCCGCGATCCAGGCGTCGAATTTCTACTCCGAACTGCCGAAATCCTACAATCCCGACCTCGCTTGCGGCCTCACCGGCATGTGGATCGACGTCCGCGCTTCCGCGGTGATGTGCCAGGCGCTGCCGATCCGTGAATTGGAGGTCAATCTCGGGCCCTATGGCGAGATCGACGACCGTTTTGCGGTGCGCTGGCCCTACAAGCCTCATGTCCGCAGCCTGCTCGGTGAGGAAGTGTGGGACAAGGTCCCGGCCGAGCAGAAACGCTCGATCGAAGGGGGCAAACCCAACCAACGCACCGGCGTGGTGTGGGGATTTTGGCGCGATTGGCAGGATTTGGGCGACGAGGTGTGGCAGCACGTCGTGCTGGTCGACAACAAGCTCATTCACGACGTCAAAATCCGCGGCGAGGGCTGTTGTCCGCTGGTGGTGACCCGGTTCGACCCGTCTTCGGACTGGCCGATGGGGCTCGGGCCGATGTTCAAGACGCTGCCTGACCTGCGCCAGGCCGACGAGCTGGTCGCCCGCAAGATCGAGGGCGTCGGCCGCGCCATCAACCCGCCGATCACCTATCCGAACGACAGTTTTGCGCAAGTCGAGATGGGCATCGAGGACGGCTTCGCCTATCCGATCCGTCCGGGCTCCGAAGGCGCGGTGAAGCCGATTTATCCGGCGATCAACATGGAGCCGGCGATCTTCCAGCTCGAAGACATGGAGCACCGCATGCGGCGGCTGTTCTATATCGATTTTCCCGAGCAATCCGGCGATACTCCGCCGACATTGGGCCAGTGGCTCGACCAGATGGCGCGCGCCCAGCGCCGCATCGGCACGCCGGGCATGGCGTTCTGGCGCGAGGGCCCTGCCGCCTACTTCACCCGCTACAAATACCTGATGGAGCGCGCCGGCGTGGTCAAACGCCTGCAGGGCAAGAATGGCGGCATGATCGCGACGACGCCGATGAACCCGGCGCAGCGCGCGGCCGAGCAGCAAGAGATCGCGACGATGCAGCAAGCGATCCAGATTTGCGGTCAGGCGTTCCCCGAAGAATTCAAGATGACGGTCGACGGCGGCGCATCGATCAAGGCGATCGTCGACAAGATGCGCGTCAAGCTGCTCAAGTTTCGGCCCGACGATCACGTTCAGGCGGCGGTGCAGGGTATCGCCCAGTTGCTCAAGGGCCAGGTCCCCGGTGGCGCCCCACCGCAAGCTCCCGGCCAGTCGCCGCAGCCATAAAGCGGTTGGCGGATGCCAGAGCGGAAAAGACGATGATCTCTGAAGACGATCTCAAAAGCGCGATCGACCGCATCGGAATGAGCCCCGATGGTGAGCTTTTGTACCTGTGGCTGCAGCGCCGATTGACCCGCGTGCTGCAGACGACCGAACCCGGTGCTTTGCAACAAGAAAACGGCCAACGCATTCTCGCGACCGAACTGATGGGTCACCTGTCGGCAGGGATCAACGAGGCTCATGGCGGAAGCCGCTCCGATCGCATCGTCACCTTCAAGCTCCCCGAGCGCGCCGCCGTCCGGCTCGGTGCCCGTGGCGCCCTCCGGCGCGGCACCATCCCCGGCGAGCCCGAGCCCGGCCAGTTCGAGCCCGGCAGCTCCGGCAACCCCGGCCCCGGCGACACCGCCTGAGCGCGCCAGTTGGATACCGGAGAAGTTCTGGGACGCCGGCAAGGGTGAGACCAAAGGCACCGAGCTGCGTGCCGAGTTCGATCGTCTGACCGCGAGCGAAGCCGCCGAGATCAGCCGCAAGGCCAGCGTTCCCGCCGCCGACAAGTACGAACTCAAGCTGCCGGCCGACTATCAGCTCCCCGCCGGCACGGAGTGGAGCTTCGACACCGCCGACCCCGGCCTGCTCACCGCGGCGCGCCAGTTCGCCAACGAGGCCGGCATGTCGCAGGAGGGCTTCCAGAAGCTGCTCGGCCTGTATGTCGCCTCGCGCGTCGGTGAGGACCAGAAGTTCGCCACCGCCAAGCAGGCGGAGGTCGCCAAGCTCGGCGTCAATGCGCCTACCCGGATCGACGCCGTCAAGACCTGGCTCGCCGCGATGACCGGCGACAAGGCGAAAGGGATGCTCGGCGTAATCGATCAGGTGCCGCTGGCGTCGACCATCGAGGCGTTCGAGCAGTTGATGCGCGCCTTTTCCAGCCAGGGCGTGTCCGGCAGTCCCGGCGCCGCGCGCGATGCCTCGCACGGCCGCGAGCCGGCGCGGTTGTCCGATGCCGACTACGCCAAGCTGACCTTCGGCGAGAAAGAACAATACGCCCGCCAATTCGACCAGTCGCGGTTCGCCAACGGCCGCGGATGATCTGAAGGAGTGAAGACCGATGCCCGTCTCCAACCTGATCACCGTGGCGGAATACGCCAAGTCGCTCGACAACACCGACGTCCGGCGTCCGCCGATCGAGATGTTCGCGGCATCGACCGACGTGTTCGACGCGATGCCGTTCGAGGGCCTCAAGGGCTCGGTGTTTCAATTCTATCGCCAGGCGGTGCTGATGACGCCGGCGTTCCGCGCCATCAACGAGGCCTCCAGCTCCGGGCACAACTTCATCACGCCGTTGCAGGAGTCGACCGCCATCATCGACCACGACATCGATGTTGACCGCGCCATCATTGACCGTCACGGGCCGGAGCGGCGCACCTATGAGCAGCAGATGGGGATGACGGCGTTCGGCCAGCTGTGGGCGACCACCGTGATCTCGGGTGATCAGTCGATCAACCCGCGGGTGTTCAACGGCATGCGGGTCCGTGCCACCAAGTACGGCCGCGACGTCCACAACACCGTCACCTCGGGCGGCGCCGCGCTGTCGCTGTCAAACCTCGACCAGACCATCAACCTCGTCAACAAGCCGACCCACATCATCGCGCCGTACCTGTCGCGTCCGCTGTGGATCCAATTGGCGCGCACCCAGTCGCTGTCGGGCTTCGTGATGCAGGAGTTCGATATCAGCGGCGCCAAGGGCGTCGGCGGCCTCAAGGCGAGCTATGCCGGGCTGCCGTTCTGCTGGGGCTACCCGAAGGACGATCATCCCTACATGCTCGACTTCAACGAGGTCGCATCGGGTGGTGGCGCTGCGGTCACGGCGTCGCTCTACGTCGTGTCGTTTGGCGAGGGCCGCCTGCGCGGGCTGCAGCTGCGCCCGCTCGAAGTCCATGACATCGGTCTGCTGCAGGACGGCAAGACCTTCCGCACCCACATCAACTGGGACGTCGGCATGGTCGACGAACACAAGTACTGCATGGCCCGGCTCGACAGCTGGACCAACGCGCCGATCGTGGCGTGAGCGCCGCGGCCTGAACGGAGACAACGACGATGGCTCTACAAGACCGCACTTATCATCGCGACATCAACCTGCAGGTCGGTGATGGCGCCGCGCCGCTTGCCGCATCGGGCTTCGCCCAGGTCGGTGGCGTCACCGGTGTCGTCGACCTCGGCGGCAACCAGGGCACCAGCCCCAAGCAACAGGCGCGCTTCGACGGCGTGATGCTGGTCGACGTCAGCGCGCTCAACACCGGCGCCGGCTTCAGCTACGGGTTCAAGGTGGTCGGCTCCAACGATCCCGCCCTGGCCAGCGGCAATGTCGTGCTCGGCGCCGCCGATGTCGGCGCCGGCGCCTCGCTGCCGATCCCGGGCGGCGGCACCAGCCCTGCCGCCCCGGGCTCGATCGAGATTTTTTTCACCACCAACCAGCTGGGCGCTCTCTACCAGTATATCGGGCTCTACGTTGTCCTCACCGGCGCCGGCTCGACGACCTTCAGGGCCTTTGTCTGCACGCTTCCGAGGACCTGATGTACACCGAGCACGACATCAAGCCGAATGGCATGGTCGAAATCTGGGACCTCGGTCCGGTGCGACCGGTCCCCCCCGATCCACCGGTCGAGCCGAAGAAGACCGGGCGCGGCGCCGACGATGCCGTGGCGATGCAGAACTACGAGGACGCGCTCACCGACTACAAGCGCGACCTGGCGCGCTACGCCAGGGACAAGCGCGAGTTCGACGACCACCGTCTCAATGTCGCCGGCCCAATCAAGGATGAGTGTTGGCCGCACGAAGGCAATCACCGGATCGAGGTCCAGTCGGAGCGCTGGGCCAAGGACCTGCCGCCGGGCATGAAGCCGGGCCGGGCGCATATCGAGGCCGAGGCGATCGCGGCCAAACGCGCCGAGGAGACGGCGAAGATCAAGGAGCGCGATCCACACATGGGCAAGGGCAAGGTCGACGCATGAAGCGTCGCGGCCTACGCCGTGGGTTCGTCGCGCTGAAGCTTTGCTGGCCACGTTTCACGTGAAATGTGGGTTTCCTCCCTGGACTGGCCGCGGCGGCGTTGTCGCGGCAATTTTTTAGGAGGTCGACGTGCCCACGACTGTCTATGCGCCACTACAGCCGGCCTCGGGTCTTGCCCGCGCCGTCACCCCGCCGAGCGGCAATGTCTATACCCTCAATGGTTCGGGCGTGGTCGTCTCGGCCGATGTCGATACCCCGTGGTTCTTGAGCCAGGGCTTTGTGGCGGCACCGACCGGGGCGCTCTATATGCCGTTCGATGTTGATCGCGGGATGGCGCGTCAGGTCACCAATCCCAACACCGGCAACAGCTACATCTTCAACAGCGCCGGCTTCACCATCACCGCCATCATCGCCGCTGACCTGCCGTGGTTTCTCAATCAGGGCTACACCAAGGTCCCGGCCGGTACTGTCCTGGCCGAGCCGCCGGGGCCGAGCCAGGCCCTTCCGGGCCCTATGACCAATCCAGCCACCGGCAATTCCTACGTCGTCAATGGCCGCGGCTTTATTGTCGCCCAAGCCGCCGATATCGGCTGGCTCACAGCCATGGGCTTCTCGCCAGTCCTCGCCGGCACTCTCCTCGAAGCCGACGAAAAGCCCGAGGCCAACGAGGAGCCCAAGACCGACGAGGAGCCCAAGACCGACGAGGAGCCACAACCGCAAAAGGCGAAGAGAAAGACGTGATACGTGGTCTCGACCGTCTTCGCACCGCCGGGGCCGGCTGCCGGGTCAGCCCGTCAAGTCAGCAACCCCAACACCGGCAACAGCTACGCCTTTAATGGCCAGGGCGCGGCGGTCGTTGCCGACGCCGATACGCCGTGGTTTTTGACCCAGGGCTACACGACGACGCCGGCCGCCGGCTCGGGCGCGGTCGTCTATGCGCCGTTCATGCCCGACCAGGGCATGTCGCGCGTCATCGCCCATCCGATCAGCGGCAACAGCTACGTCTTCAACAGCGCTGGTGCTGCTGTCGTCTCAACGGCCGACCTGCCGTGGTTCCTGAGCCAGGGCTACGTACAATTGCCGTCCGGTACCGTGATGCAGGAGCCGCTGCAGCCGAGCCAGGCATCGCCCGGCGTCATCGTCAATCCCAACACCGGCAACACTTACGTCGTGAACGGCCGCGGCTTTATCGTCGCTCAGGCCGCCGACGTGTCCTGGTTCCAAGCGCTCGGTTTCGCGCCGGTTACCGGTGGCGCTCCGGCACTCACCAGGTTCGGCGTCGTCGCGCCGGCGACGGCGTCGACCGGCACGCCCATCAATTTCACCGTCACCGCGCTCGATCAGTTCGGCGCGACGTTCCCGGGCTATGCGGGCACGGTGCACTTCACCTCGACCGACGGCGCTGCGGTGCTGCCGGCAAACAGCACGCTTACCGCCGGCACCGGCACGTTCTCGGCGACGCTCAACACGGTCGGCAGCCAGACCATCGCCGCGACCGACACCGTGGCCACCTCGGTCACCGGGACCTCGGGCGCGATTGCGGTGGCGGTGCCGGCGTTTCCGCCGCAGCTCGATGCCACCCAGCCGGTGCTCGCCGCTGACTTCGCCGGCCAGAAGTACTGGTTCGGCGCGACGGTGGCGGACTTCCCCACCTGGCTCACCGCGATCGGCGGCTCCCTCGCGCGATCGTCGGTCGCGACCTATCTCTCCAACGGCACCGTGCTGACAGCTGCCGCCAACGCGCCGCGCTTCCCGAGCGACCTCGCCGGCAACCCGCAGGGCCTCCGGCTGACCGGTGCGGGCACCAACATCATCATTCATTCCGGCTTTGACAGTGGCTGGACCCAGCAGAACGGGACCTTGACATTGGCGGCCGGGGCCGACCCTTCCGGCGGCGCCGCGGCCGCGCTCAGTGTTCCCAATGCGACGGGAACTCTGGGCCACGGGTTCTTCATGAACACGACTTTCACCGCAAATACTTACACGGTGTCGATCTTCGCCAAGAATGCTGGCTACAATTTCCTCGCCCTCAATCCGAAGAACGATAGCATCAACTACGCGATGTTCGACCTGACCACCGGCGCCGCCACCATCGCCGGCACTGCGACGGCGGCGGGCGGCATCCCGCTGGCGAATGGCTGGATGCTGTGCTGGGTGACGTTGCCGATGATCGCCGGCGCGGCTTCGACGATGTTCCTACCGTTTCCGACGAGCGCCTTTTCACCTTATGCCGGCGACGGCACATCGGGCATTCTGGCGTGGGGCGCCCAGGCGACGCAATCGACCATCCTGCAAGACTATGTCCCCACCACCACCGTGTCGGTGACCCAGGCGGCTGACGATCTGCACGGCACCATCGCCTGGTACAACGCAGCGACCGAGACGCTGTTCGCCGATGCCGTCGTCGATAACCCCGGCACCGGCGCGCCTGCGATGTTTGGCATTTGGGACCAGGGTGTGAGCCAGAACTTCATCGATGTTCGCGCGGCGAGCACCGGTTTCGCCGGCTTCGTGATGTCGGGAAATGCCGCGCAGTACAGCCCCTCCGCGACGGCTTACGTGTCGGGCGTACGCAGCAAGGGCGCAATCGCTGCGGCGGCAGCGAATTTCGCCTATTGCAAGGATGGTCAGGTGGTCAATCTCGGCGCGACAGGCGTGATGCCGATCGCGACGGGCATGAACAGGTTTGCGCTGGGGACCAACCAGGCGGGCGTCTTCGTTTATGGCAACCTGCGTCAGGTCGTCTATTGGGGCATCCGCGGCTCGAACGCCGGCATCCAGGGGCTGACCACATGATCGATCACATGGGCGGCTTCGCCGACGAGGCCACGGCCAAGGCCTACCCAGAGTGGGCGCAATACTTCCGGAATGGCGCTTGGGACCCGGCGTGCTGCATCACCGATATTCTAATCTGGGACCCGGCCTTCGACACCACCGATCCCGACACCGGCGGCATCGTTCATCAGCCCTACGACTTCATCTGGCGCCTGATCGTGACGCTGCCGGAGGCCTCGGACGAGCTGCTGGCGTCGTCGCCGACCCAGCTGGCGATCGACCACGACACCGGCGAGGTGCTGCTGACGCGCTACTTCACCGAGGCGACATTTCAGCGGCTGTGGATGCAGCCGATTTTCGTCGGCTCGAAATATCCGTTCCAGGACGGCCAGGGCGGCATGATCCCCTGAGCCCGGTGCTTTGCCGGCTTTTGCGCGCGAGCGCACAAACTGGCCATGTTCGAATGGCCCCTCGATAAGCTCGCCCTAATTAACCGGGCGCTCGACCAGACCAACGACAACAATGTTGCCGTGGCCGATGACGGCTCGGACGAGTGGAAGGCCGCCTCGTCGCCCTACGAGACGAGCCTCGCCTCGATCTGCGAGCGCCACCCATGGTGCTGGACCCGCACCATGAGGGTGCTGCAACCGGCACCCAATCCGCCGAGCGATCCATACTGGGATACGGCTTACAATCTGCCCGCCGACCTCGTGCATCTGATCTACGCCCGCATTGAGGACCTGCCCTGCATCTACCAGATCATGAAGGGCCCCGACGGCTCGCCCAAGCAGCTCTGCCTCAACGCGCAGGGCGGGCCGCCGGCGCCGATCCCGCCGCAGGTGCCGGCGCCGGTGTCAATCCTCTACATCTCGTCGAACACCAGCGACATCCAGAATGCAACGCCGCTGCTGGTCGAGGCGCTGCTCAAGTTCACCATTGCCGGCATCTATCGCGGTCATCACGAGGACGAGGACCGCGCCACCAAGATGGATGCCGAGGCGGCGATCGTCCTGCGCGAGGCGATGGCGCGGCATGACCAGCAGATGCCCAAGCGCGCCCTCTACAATTCTCGCTTGGCGGCATCGCGCCGCATGCGCCGGCCGTGGCCGCCGACGCCGGGTGGGTGGTACGGCACGGGCGTGCCGAGCGTCGGCAATGTCGCCGGCGGCGGCCAGCCGCCCCCGCCATCGTCGTCGCCAGCGCCGCTGCCGTGTCCTCCCGCAGTATGGGATTGACCAATGGTATCGACCATCGACCCCAACGTTCCGGTCCCCGGCTCGCTGGTCGAAAACTCGGGGCCGGATTTTCGCGCAAACTGGCAGCGCGCAATTAACGACATCAATGGGCTGGCTGGCGGCAGTGGCGGGCTGCGGAACATCAATACACTGACCTCGACGCCGCTAGACCCGACCGGCCTGACCTCGAATGTGCAGCAGCTTGGGTCGTTGCGTACGGTGTTGCAAGGCGTTGGCATCGAGATGCCGGTGCCGGTCAATATCACCATTGGCTCGCCAACGGTGCTGTCGATCAACCCGACTGTGCCGAGCGGTGGTATTCTCGCCAATCCCACCATCCATTTCCTGAAGCCCAACCAAGCGTTTTATTTCATCATATCGGCCGGTGGTGTGCCACCCAATGGTATCACGCTTGGGTCAGGGCAGCTGTACTACATCAGGGCCGGCATCCAAGGGGTCGATGGTATAACCGCCACCACATTTACCTTTAGCGCCGTTAACAACTATGGACAGCAGCCGCCTGCCTTTAGCGTTTACACCACCGAAGGTCCGGCTGTTTCCACGTCAGGTACCCTCACCGGCACCCTAAGCATCGTGCTAACCGGCCGAGATATCAATCTGTTCATCCCGGAAGGCGCGTACTTCGGTGGCAACTACGGCGACAATACCGTCCCAAACATAAACGTCACACCGAATGGGGTATCCAGGATCCGGTATTGGGCCTACGGCGCCAAGTTCGACACCAAGGCCTCTTTCGGTCCGCCCGGGCAAACCATTGGCCAAGATGCAAGGACGTGGGCGACTGCTCAAGTCGACTATGTCAACACCACCCCAAACGAACTTAACAGCCCTGGATTAGACGGGGTCCTAACGCTACAGGTCCCGGCCAACGCCGCCAACTACTACGTGGGCCAGTACATTACAATCTCCGCCGTTAACATCCAAGATACCTACCATAAACTGACCTCAGGGCCGTACAACGCCCATTTGCAGGAGTTCAAACGGATCAAAGCAATCAATGTTGGGGCGGGTACGCTGACTGTCGATGGCCCGTTGAAGTGGGTTTATCTGAGCGCGCTGCCCAATATGCTGCCCAACCAGCCGGGGGCTGGGGCCGCCACCATCTCCCAGATGCATCCGGCATGGGACACCGAGATCGAGATCATCGGCGCTAGGTGGGTCGGCCAGTCTACCGCAACAACGGCCCGAAGAGTTCTGCACAAAGATTGTGTGTTTGCTGGCTTTGGCAACTCTCCAGGCCACTTTGCTCCAGCCGCCTCCATCTCCTGCATCTTCGATAATTGTCGATTTGGCCCGGGCAACAACCCTGGCGCGGAGTACTCAGAGGTCGACAAACTACTGACGTATCTAGAGTATAGAGACTGCGTAGCTGAAAGCCATTATAACATTAATTTCTTCAGCACGTCGTTGCAGACGGCCTTGATCAAGCACCATCGTGGCGGAACCATCAATGGAACCCCAAGACGGCTTAGGGTTGTGGACTCTTCATTGGATGAGATATTGG